TGAACATATTGGCGGAAATACTTTTAAAATTATTTCTGAAGAATCAGGCGCAGATAAGATGCGTAATCCAGACCATTTTAATCTTTATAACGACCCGGATAATGTAAATCCCGAAGGTTTAGATAACCAAAAATTATTGGCACAATATAAAGAGAGAAATGCCATGCGAAAAATGCCACGATATAAACTTGGAAAAGATATTTCCGGAACAATTATAAAATCGCAATGGTGGGAAGTCCGAAAACCTGAAGAAATAGCAATAGTTCAATTTTTTGTATTAGAAGAAATTGTACCATTTGTAATATTTTATAATTCAGTTGTAAAAGCAGTAGATAATCCTCGCTTGTCATATGACGACATCGAATTGGACCGTAAAGCGTTAATACATCAGATTTTGAATGAATATTATGGCGGGAAAACGCCAACCATCGAAAATATTTTTGATATTATAAAAAACGGGATATAAATAAAATTTTCTTTATTGTTATTTTATTTATCAGTATATGTTTAAATTAAAAGAGATTCTCTATGAATCTCATGAAAAATCGGAATTATACCATGTAACCGATAAAAAATCGGCTCTTAATATTTTAAAAAATGGAACTGATTTAAGTTATGCAGGAACTAAGCATTGGGGAGCCGGGGCAGAACAAGGTAAAGGTTTTTATTTATATAAAACTAAAAGGGATGCTATTAATCATGCCAAAGAATATAATGAAGAAATTATTTTAGTATTTGACCGAGGCATTTCTATTAAAGATTTTGATATTGATTATGAAGCTTGTTATAGTTTAGCCTCCAAATTTTTATTAAAAAATTTAGATTTTGTAAAGCAAAATGCTAAAGAACTTGATATAACTGGGTTTGGTTCAAAGGATAATAATCCTATTTTTATTGTTAAAATAGGAAATAGAAAAGGCGGAATAGAAATATGTGAAAAAAATGATATAAATATAAACGATTCAATTCGAATGGCAACCATATTTCATAATATAGAAAAAATTAATAAACCTTTATTTATACAGTTTAAAAAAGAATATTTGTTTAAAGCTAAAGGATTAAAATATAATGGCCAAGAAAAGTTATTTCCGATTAGAATTGAAGATGTTCAAGGTAATATTTTAACTTCACAGGATGTAGTGTAAAAGAAACACGCCAGCTCGGGGGGCTGGAGACTCGGATTGCAAGATTCCGCATCCTGACCAATTTATGATATATTTATACCTATGATAAAACTTAAGGAAATACTAACAACTGAGGACTGGGCATCGGGCGAGTTTGATTATGAATCTTATTTTAAACTTTCTCCAGATGGAAAAGTTAATATGGCAATTGAATTTTTTAGGGGTCCTCATGCTAAAAAATTAACGCCTCCCGAAATTTTTCATATTATACTTAGTCTTCCAAGAAACAAAATACTTACAATATACAATTTAGCTAAACGCTATTTAACTCCAGAACAACTTTTGGATACGAAACAACAAATCGAATCCTTTCATCTTTAATAATTTAAGATGCATACAGCAATCAACAAAAATGAATTGGTTCAACTCCAACACAGCCTTCGGGCTTAGATGCCTCGCGGAGAGGCGCGGCTCTTTAAGAGAGCCGTTTCTAAAAATGCATCTTGTCTCTTTAAGATACTAACAGCAATAAAAAATTCTCTGGATTGAAGGAAAAAAGATAATATCTTGTCTTGGGTATAAATGTAATTTCTTATGCCCATCAATTTATAAATTAATAGATGCGAGGACAAACAGCAGAGTCGTCACCCTGTCACGGTGAAAATAGCGGGGGCAGCACCCGTCGCATCTGCCATTTTAAAAAACCATAGGTATAATCATGAAAAAAGCTAAAGTAATTATTACATTTAAATGTCCTCGTCAATGCGTGGGATGTTGTAATACATATTCGAGCATTATGTCTCATGCTAAACCTTTATCCTACCAATGAAAAAAACTTCAAATTTAATAAATGAAGGCACAATCAAATTAAAAAATTTATTAAATATTAAAGTAAAAATTTGCGTCCCCTAGCTCAATGGAAGAGCAATCGGCTGATAACCGATAGACAGTGGTTCGATTCCTCTGGGGACGACCACTTTAAAAAGTTATATAAATTTATTATAAAAATTAATATAAGGGACAAAAAATATATCTTGACTTAAGGTATTAATGGCTTTATAGTATGTCCTATGTTATTTTTTATATTTGATTAACAAAGTAAATTTCAAGTGCAGGAGAAGCTCAAATGGAAGAGCACACGTTTGCGAAGCGTGGGGTTGGTGAGTTCGAATCTCCCCTCCTGTACCATTTATTTTTTCAATTTATGGCCCATTCGTCTAACAGTAGGACAATAGATTCTCAGTCTATAGGAATCGGGGCAGCACCGATATGGGCTACCAATTATTTGTGGGCGAGTTTATACCGTAGGGGTAGCGGGAGTGTCTGTAGAACACTTGCCATTGTGGCTCGGGTGGTTCGACTCCATCAACTCGCACCAATTTTTTAGAAAGGAAATAGTATATGAATGAATCCCATAAAATCGGAAAAAAGCGTAACAGATTAAATCGTTGTCGTAAACGTCTTTCTAGTAAAGAGTTAACGAGTATGCAACGAATAGCACTGGAACAACGTGCCTCTGAGCTTGAAACCGAATTGAATCGGATAAAACAAAACAATTCCGATTAAAATTAAAAAATATAATATTAATTATGATAGTATTTCGGGATATTAAAAGCGGAATTATTATAGGGTGTAATTATAAAGTAATGTATTCTTTTTTTTGTATTTCAAAAAGATATCAAAAACTTTGTAGTACTGAAAAATCTCCACCTTTAATAATACCAGAATATCTTATTATTAGACATCCATTTGAACGAATAGTATCTTGTTTTTATGATAAATGCAGAGTTCATTGTCAAAATAATTTTAAAATTCAAGAGTCTCAAGTATTATTTGCTAATATATTAGGGCTAAAATCTCCATTTCATTTACAATCAATATCATTTGAAATATGGATTGAAAAAATAGATAGGATGAAGATTGACCCGCATTTACTTCCTCAGACATATAATATTGAAAATATTGTAAATAATATAAAATTAATAATGATGGAAAAGGATTTATCTATTTTAGGTAAAATAATAGATGAAGATTTTTCAAAAAAAGAAAATTCAACAAAACATCCATCTTGGGAATTTTTAATACCTAAAAATATGAGAAAATCAATATATAATATTTATATAACCGATTTTAATGCATTTGGAAATAGATATAATTGGGAATAAAAAATAATAAATGGAAAATAATTTTAATATATTCCAGAGTAGCTCAAATTGGTAGATGCATCTGACTGTTAATCAGAAGGTTGCAGGTTCAAGTCCTGCCTCTGGAGCCAATTTAGTTTTCTATTTAGTAGTTTATACAAATTGTTTAAAATGAAAATTTGCATAACTATAGATATTGAATATCCAGACCATCCTTGTTGTATAAATAATTTTACAAAATGGATTGAAGTATTATTAAAAGAATCAATATCTCTTACGTTTTTTATTGAAGGAAGATATGCCAAAGCTAATCCTTGGATTGCAGATATTTTAAAAGGACAAACTATAGGCAATCATGGAATGTTTCATGTAAAACATTCTTATTTAACTATTCAAGGAATTAAAGAAAGTGTTTCTCAAGGAGAAAAAGAATTAATTAAATTATTTGGTCGCAATCCAAAACCTCTTTTTCGTTTTCCCTTTGGAGATTTTACTACAGAAACATTAGAAATTTTACATCAAATGGGATATAAGCATTGTGGATGGTCTTATTCTGTACGAGACTGGAAAGGAAAAAATACTGTGGATAATATTATTAGAGAATGTCAAAAATTAGAATATAATACATTATTATTTCATAGTTGGCCAGATGCTACTGAAAAATTATTAATACCACTTATTTATGAATTTAAACGGTTAAAGTTTGAATTTGTACCTATGATTTCATCTCATATGATGTAAATAATTTCAACACCGAAAAATAACAATACGTATTGGGTTCACATAATAAGTGACGCATGTTGAAGTGGGACGACGTTAGCCGCTTTAAAAAATCGTCAGTTTTAATTTCAATTCTGTTTATGCATCGATGGTGAAATGGATATCATCTCTGTCTTCGAAACAGAAGTTCTTGGTTCGAATCCAAGTCGATGTACCACTTTTATCCCACTCAAGCAATTGTGGTCAATGCACTCGACTGAAAATCGGGACAATTCGGTTCGATTCCGAAGGGTGGGGCCATTTTATTTGTTTCATTCAATCTTAATAAGCATAGATTTATAATATTCAAAATGGGTATGTGGTTAGGCTGGAATTGGAAGACACCATTGGTCGAGAGCCAGTGAGCCTTGAAGGTTCGAATCCTTCCATACCCACCATTTAAAAAAGCGAAAACTTTCACTTGACAAATATAAAAAGTGGTGTATATTAAGGGCATGATGATTAAAATTGTTAGATTTTTCATAAAGACTCCTGCGGACGCTGAACCACGGGCTAGAACCCAATCCTCTTGGGGAGGCCGCTTGAAGGAGAAATTCGTGGCTTATGGAGTTTAGCAAAGCTTTTCATTTTAATTATTTATGGTTCTTTGAGATTTTAAATATTGGGTTGGTAGCTTAGTCCAGGTAGAGCAGGAGTCTCTTAAACTCAAGGTCGTGGGAGCGAAGCCCACCCAACCCACCAAATTTTGGGCTAGAATAGCCTGAAATATCAGTATGGAGAAGTTCAGTAAACCGTTAGGCGCGTCTTGTCGGGACGGTTGTATGTAAGACGTATGAGCAGAAAACGACGCCTCTCATACGGAGAACAAGCGACGAGGAGCCGAGGCCCGCAAGGTAGTAGGTTCGCATACTGATATGCCTACGTGGCGGAATAGGAATACGTGCTAACCTCAAAAGTTAGATTTTATGGGTTCGAATCCCATCGTAGGCACCAATTTATAAAATGAAAAAAGAGTTCAATTGGATGAGTTTTATACTCGGAATAATTATAGGAATCATATACTTTTGTATATGTCTTGAATTACGTCCTCTCATCGTACATTAGTGGCTCCGTAGCCCAACTGGAAGGAGGCGCTAGCCTTAGAAGCTAGATAGTATGGGTTCGAATCCCCTCGGAGTCACCATCACGGGGCAACGGTGTAATTGGCTTAACCCATTGCAATCTGTTTGTTGTATTTACTATTTATTAGTCATTCGATTAAATAATGGTCCTGTAGTGCAAGGGTAGCACGGTAGCCTTTCAAGCTGCAAATCGTGAGTTCAATTCTCCGCAGGACTGCCAATTTATCTTTGAGGGAGCAGAAAACCCACGTCCTTTAGGGCGTGGGATGAATGCGACCCACAAAAATAGTTAATCGTTTTCCAAAAATAAAAAAGGAAGTAGAAAAATGCATAGTTATGTGTGCAAATTGCCATCGAAAATTACATTGGAATATAAAACATGCAGTGGTATCGGAACAGTCTTCTAAACTGTAGGCTTAATAACCGTAATTGGACATCGCCTTATGCGGGTTCGACTCCCGCCCACTGTGCCACTCTTCAAATTGTAAAAATTTAATAATTAATAAATGTATAATTATTTTATAAAGCTCCTGAAGCTCAAGTGGAAGAGCCACACGGTCCTAACGTGAAGGTTGTGGGTTCGAATCCCTCCAGGAGTACCAATTTATAATAAATTTTAAATGTTTTTGATAATATATATTATTGAATCAACGTCTGTGCCTCTTGTGAGGGCAGATAAATTTAAACTGACAACATTGTAGTTAAAGAAAGGAAAATTATGAGTAGCAATTTAGTACGTTACAACCCTCAAATAACATCATTATTCACTGATTTGTTTGATGATTCTTTTTTCACTCCCCATGATATTCTTATGGATAAAGTATTTGGAAAACTTTTTCCTAATACTTCTCAAGAATTAGGTACAAGTTTATTTGTAACTCGTGCATATCCTAAAGTAGATATTCGAGAAACAGATAAGGAATATATACTTGAAGCCGAAATTCCAGGTCTTAATAAAGACCAAGTATCAGTGGAAGTTAAAGACAATTCCTTATTTATTAAGGGAGAAAAACGCAATGAAACACAAAAGGATGGAAAGTATAATGTAAGAGAAATTAAGCGTTCTTCTTTTATCCGGTCATTTGCGTTGGATGAAAATATTGAAATTGATAAAATCAGTGCCAAGTTTGAAAATGGTATGTTAGAAGTCACTGTGCCGAAAAAGGTAAAAACTCCTATAAAACCAGAAGTAAGAAAAATTGAATTGAAGTAATTAAGTTGTTAAGTTGAAATAATTAACATATAGCAAATCCGGCGTCAAAAAAGACGCCGGACTTTTTATTTTTTTATAAATTTTTTAATAGGTTGGGTGGGAGAGAGGCTTATTCCAGCAGTTTGCTAAACTGCCGTACTTTAAAAAGTGCCGGGGGTTCGAATCCCCCCCCAACCGCCAATTTATTCCCTCTTGGTGTAATGGTAGCACATGCGGCTTTGACCCGCCTAGTTTACGTTCAACTCGTGAAGAGGGAGCCATTTTTATTTCCAGTTTTTAGTTGACTTCCACAATATCAACTGGTATATTTATACGCAGATATTTGAAATGGTAGGATGGCAGAGTGGTTTATTGCACTAGTCTTGAAAACTAGAGTTCTCTAAAAGGACCGGGGGTTCGAATCCCTCTCCTACCGCCAATGCGCTCGTGGCACAGCGGCGACTGCGCCTCGTTTACACCGAGGTATTACCACAGGTTCGAGTCCTGTCGAGCGCACCAAATTTATAGAGTTAACAAATATGACATATTGCACATCATGTGGATTGCCCATTCCAGACGGACAAGGCCGTAGTTGTTCTATGTGTTACGGCGACCCCTGGTATGGTAAAGACGGATATGCTCTTCGAGAGCTGGAATATCGCCTAGAAATGGAATATATGGAAGAACCAGAAGATTATTCTCCGTCTGAAATATCAGATAATTTAAAAATAAATTTTGAATAGAATTAACTGGGCGATTAGGCTAGTGGAAAACTGTATCATTGACACTGATAATTCACTGGTTCGATTCCAGTATTGCCCACCAATTTATGAAAAAAATAGCTTTATTTGCGGTTCTTGAATTGCTATTTATGACTGGATGTATTCCTATTCGTAACAATAGTACTACACATTATGTAGTGTTAGGAATAGGTATAGTAAGTGTAAATAATACTAATCAATCTATGGCTCAGGTAACAAAGTCCACAATAGTTGGTGGTTATGCCTCAGAATATGGCGGTGGAATTGGTATTAGCACTCATAATAAAATAATGATAAACACAAATCAAAATTTAGTTATTGAAGTAAATAGTGTACCATTTAAAAATATAAAGGTAAATGTACAATGAAAACAATTTTTGCATTTTTATTAGGAACGGTTTTATTATTAACAGGATGTCGTGCCCCGCTTAATTGTGTATATGTTGGCTCAGGTACTATACTTGGGTTTGATATATCTCAAAGTCCAGCCACACAAACGCCCCAAGCAACATTGGCGTACAAACGTATTGAAGTAGCTGTTGTCCCCGTTTCAACTAATGGCGTGGTGCCAGATGTTCTCATGGATTTTTCTTTTAAAAGCGATTTGTTTTCCTCTGCGGGAGGAATTTATTCCCGTATAGCGGTGGGTCCTAATGCCACAACTCATACACCAGCCGCTTTAATGATGGCGAGAAGCCGCAATGGGCAATTGCCTACTATAGGAGTTGAAACTAATAATGTAAAGGGGATACAATTATTATTGCCCCTCAATGTTAATTCTAATCAATAAATTATGTCAAAATTAAAAAGTTTTAGAAAAAAGCTAATTCCCGAAAAGGTTCAATTAGCTAATTATGTTGCCAAAGAAAAACGTAAAATAATGCATCAAATTATAATTGAAAAAATTAAAAATGATGTTAATTTGGCCTCTGAGATTCTTAAAATTTCCGAAGAAAATCTTCCTATAGATATTAAAGAAGCATGTGAAGAAAAAATTAAGAATTCTAAATTGGAAGGTGTTAACTCATCCCAGGAAATTCAAACGCCTCTTTCAGAATGTAACAAACCAACCGAAGAAAACTCTTCAAAATAATATTTTTTCCATTTATTTTTTAAAATAATTTGACTATGCATGTACTAAAGATTAAGATGCATTTATAATGAGAAAAAAATATGGATTTAAATCTCAGAATACCAAAGGAAAAATTGGAGAAAAATTATTTGCTGAAGCTTATGCAAAATTAGGTCCTGTTAAACAAGATAAAAAAAGCCGGATTGATTTTGTTTTAACAACTCTTCCTTCGTGGACATGTAAACCAAATGTAGAAGTTAAATATGATGATATGTCTCAATATACAAAAAACATATTTGTGGAAGAATTTGTATTTAAACATAAAAAGTATCCGGGCGGACCGTGGAGAGCATTAAAGTCTGATGCTAACTATGTTCAATTTGCACTTTACAATAAAACATTTTACTGGTTTGATGCAAATATGTTTATAAATTGGATAATTCATTCAAAATTTCCTCGTAAATTAGGAGCTTATAATACAGATGGAAGTAATGTAGGCGGTTATATTATTCCAATTGAACAAATCAATAATTTAGAAAACAATATTTTAATACATAAACAAATATATGACAAAATCTGAAAAATTAACTGTGATTCGTGAACGACTTAAAATCAATAACGATGATATTGATGAGAAACACATATCTGTTATGGTTATTATGGGATATTTAAATGCTCTTTCAAAAGCAGGATTGATTGAAAGCGCATGGAATATAAAGCCTAAGGGAGATTCTATTATAGCTCTATGTGAAGAATTTGATTGGAAACCGGATGATGAAGAAATTCGAGCTTTTGTAGAAGAAATGATTAATCCATATGAAAAGTCTTTTTTCATGTTCCTGCTTAAACGATACCGGGATGACCGGGAAGGATTGATAGGAGAATTTAAAAAGAATATCGAAAAACTTGAAGCTGGAGAAGTTATAGATTTTCCAGAAAGTTCCTCTGAATTTTCATCATAAAATATTTAAGAATGTTATTAATCGACAAGGAATAAGGTAGAAAATATGATAAAAAATAAATCTAAAATGTCAAATTTATTAAAAATAACAGTAAAAACCGCGATGAGATTTATTATAGGAAGTATTTTAATTTTTAATACTACCACTTCTAAATCGGCAACTTATTATGTAGATTTGACCGGAAATGATTCTAATCCTGGAACTCAAGAATCTCCTTGGAAAACTATTCAAAAAGCCGCCAATGTTGTAATGGCAGGAGATACCGTTCTAGTTGGCCCGGGCAATTATAAAGAATTAGTTAATTTAAAACGACAAGTTCCATTAGGAGATTATATTACATTTGATGGTCAAAACCAAGCTACCAATGCTCAGTTTCAAATATCAATACCAAATATCCGAATACGAAATTTTACAATTACTGGTTTAACTAATAAATATACAGGATTAATTGACCTTCGCCGGGGTGCTCATGGTGCCTACATCGAAGGAAATATTATAGATGCAGCATATGCAGATTCAGTAAGAGCTGTTAACTGGGATTATGGCTCACAAACTCCTATTGACCCCAATGTTGCAAGCAAAATAACTGTGACAAATAATTATATTACTCATGTTTATAATACCGTTACTATTACATTAATGGGTACAAATAATATAATTGTAAATAATGAAATGCGAGACATTCGGGATGCCGATTACTTTCATGTATTTGGTATATCAAATATAATTCGCGGTAATATTTGCATTGGATTTGAGGATACCCCATATAGTGGAAATCATATGGATTGTTTTCAAACCTTCGGATTAAATGGTCACGCAGCAAAACATATGATTATTGAAGGGAATGTTTTTGGTTACAATTACAGACCAACAGATGCCGATATAGCGCAAATTTGTCAACTGGAACAAAATTTGAATCATGAGATTCACAATTGGGATATTCGCAACAATATCTTTTTTGGATTACTAAAAGGAGAGTGCGGGATTCCATCAGTACGGTGGCATAACAATGTGTTTTACCAAATCTGGACGAATGCGGCAGGCGGAGCAATTACAATTAATTGGGCCGAAAATGGACGTAATAATGCAACAAATTCACAAATTTTAAATAATGTCTTCCTTGGGTGTGGAAAGAATGACCAAAGCGGTTGGTATGCTATTGGTGATAATTCATTAATTATAACAAATACGTGGAAGGTGGATTTTAATTATGTAGCTGGTCTTGATGGTAGTCCTAAAAGAGTAGGACAGCCTCGTACTAATCAGCGATGGTATGAGCCCAACGGTATTAATGGTGGAGATGGGCGATTTCAAAATATTAATCTTCTTAATTTTCGTCTTTTAGAAGATTCTCCATTACGTAATAAAGGAATTAATTTAAATAATTATTTTTCTATTGACCATGATAAAAATAATAGACCTTTGGTGGGCAATTGGGATATAGGAGCATTTCAATTTGTTACTTCTACTCCACAAACAATATTGCCACCAAGATTTAAAAATATAATTATTCATCCTTAATATTACAATTGTATTTTTCTTTAAAATAAAGTTGTTTTCTAGTTGACAAATTAAAAATATTTGGTAAGGTGTTATTAGTTCTTTGAAGAATTTTTGTTATATTTCATGGAAATTCTCTTGCTGGCAGAAATGCTAGAGGAAGTTCGCCGGTGCTAAACCTAACGTAGGAGAGATGGTCTCGTTATTACTACGGAAGCACTAATCCTAAATGTCTGAGGGTGTCGGTTTCCCGTTGAAGACTGGTTGGAGCAGTTTGATGTAAAATCAAACCAGAATGTAATAATTCTGAGACAAATGAGAGAATGAGATACAGAACGGCGGCTATTACTATGTAAATATAATGAAAAAGTTCGGAACGATGGTTGGGGACGTAGTATAATGGCAGTACAGAAACCTCGCACGTTTCAGGTAGGTGTTCGATTCACCCCGTCTCCACCAATTTGATATATTATTTTAATATGAAGATACTAAATAAATTTTACAATTGGATTAATTATAATTTTTGTCTCTCTCGTTGCTATTGGTGGAAAAATTTTTGGCATAATCAAATAGCATCTCGTTTTAATCCTCGTCAAAAATGGCTGATTAAAAAAATTCCGCGTACTTGGATTGATAAAGATACAATTATTGAAATAGTAGTTCTTGAATGCCTTAAACATTATGTTGATAAAAACGGAGAGGATTGCTTTAATGTTATTGATACTGAAAATGAATCTCAAAGAGAATTTTATCAAGAAGTCCGAAAATATTATAATTTAGCGACGGTGAAATTAGTAACTTTGCAAAATGAGTTAAAAAAAGCGTGGAAATTAGTTCCAAAACGTTCTTGGGAACATATTAATAAATCAGAAGATTATGAAATGATTTATGGAAAAGTTAATCAACTCGAAGAAGAAATTTCTAATTTAAAAACAGAAATTATGATTTGGGTTATTCAAAATAGAGAAAGTTTGTGGACTTAATTATAAAATATAATTTTTAAATAAAATAATTTAGGGGCTTGACATTTAAAAAGTTTCTGCTATATTTATGGTCGTATAGTTCTTTGATTATAAATTTTGAGATGCGTACAGCGAAACAAAAAAAGACATAGGATAAAACCTGTGTGGATTGTCGTATTCTCGGACGTTAAACGAGGACGGAGATTACCGTATAAATCAGCATCTCGCCCGGGGCTATCTGTATAACGGCAATACGACAGCTTTGCAAGCTGTAGATAGGGGTTCGACTCCCCTTAGCTCCACCAATTTTCGATGCGGAATCGGGTGGAAAGTCAACTCATGTCCGCTCGCGCACCCCTATGGCTTTTGCGGGGTGCAATTCTTTAAGACGTAAATACGTTTTTATCAAAGGATGGTTGCCTTTGGTATGGGGCTATAGTACAATGGCAGTATGTGTGAATGGCATTCACAAGATAGGGGTTCGACTCCCCTTAGCTCCACCAATTTATTAAACATATTGTTTAATAACACTAAAATAAAGTAATAAATATGAAAAAAATTATAACTCTCTGTATTTCTCTTGGTGTGGCACTCGGCTGTTTGGTTGGGTGTAAATCTATTAATTCATTAACTCCGGGTCAAGTTGCTCAGATTGGAACTGTTATTACTCAAACGGCTAATTTTGGAGCAGTCTATGCTATTCAGCAAGACGAACGTAATGCGGCCTATTTTAAGGCGGCTGTTCCTATTCTTGATAATTTTGCAAATGGAACTGTTTTAACACCATCCGCACTTCAAATTGCATTGGCAAATACTTCTTTAGCAACAAATCAATGGGTATCTTTAGCCATCAGTGCTGTAGTTGTTGCGTATGATGTTTCATATAGTAAATACATATCAGATAGTTTAACAAATATACCTGTCGCTAAGTCTTGGATTATAGCTATTGAAACAGGATTTCAACAGGCATTGGCACAAACAGACAATACTAGGTTAAGATTGGAAAAAGAGCCCAATCCTCCTTATTTTATAAAGGAAGGCAAACTTGATAAGGCTGCTATTAGAAAGAAAATCAAATCTGCTAAAAAAGATGTATCTTTTTAGTTAATAAATACAATTTAAATAATTTTATCTTTGGTGCGGGCAGAAAACTCGCGGGTCTTTAGACCGGGGGATGAATGCCCGCCAATATAATAACAATTTTGGACATAATTTAAAATATGTATTAGTGATTGAAGTAATGAACGATATATTTTGACTTTCCAGTTCAATAAGAACCGGGGAACGGTAGGAACTACCGTCTAAGCCAACTGCCTTGATGTAAGACAAATTTCTAATGGAATTTGCAGTTGATTGGGTTGGAAACCCATTCGCTTTAGCGGATGGGTAGTTCATATAGTATAGATTGGAGTTTGGTGTAATGGTAGCACACACGGCTCTGAACCGTTCGGTGTGGGTTCGACTCCTACATCTCCAGCCATTTTGGAAGGGTGGATGAGTGGATTAAGTCATACGCTTGGAAAGCGTACGGAGTATCAAAGCTCCCGTGGGTTCGAATCCCACCCCTTCCGCCAATTTACATAAATAAATGTATCATAGGTAGGTTAACCGGACAGGCGAGCCGGAACTGTTTCGAAAGCAGATTGTGCCTTCATGTGCATGGGGTTCGAGTCCTCAACCTACCGCCATAAATACTAACCCCCCGAAAATTTGTAAAATAGATGTTGACAAACTTTAAAGAGTATGATACATTGATTCCACAAACTGAAAATATTAAACTGAAAATATTATTATGATTTTACCCGACTGGTTTTTAGTAACGAGTTTAGTCCTTCCAAGACTTTCACTTCTTATTGCATTTTTCACTGATGGGGCATTTCCTCATTTATTTACCAAATGGCTTTCTGTACCGATGGCTGTTATAATTCCTCGTATTCTTATACTTATTGCTATTGTAGAAACAATGGGTTTAAATGCGTGGTTTTATATTCATTTGGTCTTTTTAGTGCTTTCGAGTATTTACAATTATAATAGTATTTATCGATGGAAGAAAAAGAACTCATAAAGTGTTTAAATCAGATTCTATTTTTTTAAAATGCCAGTGTGGCGGATGTTCTCTTCTTGAAATGAATTGTGACAATGAAGAGAGTCAACAATTCAATGTTTCAATATGGAAATCCCATCCGGGAACTCGTATATTATCTATTAAAGAAAGAATTCGATGGTGTTGGCATATATTATTTAAAGGTAACCCGTGGGCAGACCATACTATTCTCAGTAAAAAAGATGCCTTAAAGCTTTCTTCGTTTATTATTAAACACTCCAAATCTACGAATAAATATGAAAAAACAAAAAGATAAATTGGATACATTAAAACTTGATGCTGAAACTACTCCTAAGTCTAAAGTAAAGACTAAGAGCAAGAAACCCAAGGCTAAAGATAAGAATAAAAAAGAAGTAAATAAAGATTTAAATGAAGAAACGTCAAGTTCTACTAATGAAAAATCAGATAAATATGTAGTTGTTCGGTATGGATACAGAGTATCTGACCGTGTATATGATTCTCCTACTGACCCGGAGTGTGTCATGGAGGTACAAATGTGGACAAAGATTGCTAAAAATTTTTCACATGGAGAAAAGGTAAAGATAGAACCCTATGACGCTAAGAAACATCGTATTTGGTAAATTGGGGATGTAATAAATACCTTATACATAATGGGCATCGATAAGATGCCCATTTTTTATGTACATTTACAATTATTTCAAAAATATTTATAGGTATGGTTAAGAAAAAGAATAAAATTGTAGCAAAAGAAAATAAGTTATATATATTGCCTTCTCTCAACTCAGATATGCGGAAATATATTTCTAAATTTAAGGTAGATATGATGGAACACGTTGTATCTTCAATAAAGTTTGCAGTTGAGAATAAACTTCCTATTGTTGAAGTTTTTCAATTTAAAAATACACCTTTTGTTGTAGTTATAAATGAACAAGAGTTCATGTCAAATCTTTCGCACATTCGTAATTATTATATGGAAAATGAAATATACGAATTGTGTCCCAGAGTAGAAAAGTTATATGAAACCCTTAAAAAAAATGAAAAAGAAAACCTTGATTCAAAAAGATTTAATGACAATTAAATCAGACCGCAGTCCTATTATACCTCAACGTTCAAAATTTAAATCAATTTTAAAAATAAATCAAAGAAAATTAACTGAAAAACAAAAACAATTTTTATCTCTTGCTTCTGAAAAAACTTCTAAAATTATTTTTGTTTCCGGACCGGCGGGAACAGCTAAAACATATTTATCAATTTTACAGGCTCTTAATATGATTAATGAAAAAAAAGTTAGTGACCTTTTATATATTCGGAGTGCCGTAGAATGTTCAGATGCAAAGATAGGATTTTTACCAGGAGAAGCCAATGAAAAAATGACTCCTTATATTCAACCTTTAATTGATAAATTAACCGAATTACTTCCAAGAGGAGATATTGATATTTTACTTAAAGAAGAACGTGTAACGGGTATTCCTGTGGGTTTTCTTAGAGGATTAAATTGGAATGCAAAGGTTATTATTGCTGATGAGTGTATATCTGGGAATCAATATATTCAAACATCTAATGGAAAAATCCTATTAAAATCTTTATATAATAAATATATTAAAGGAGAAGATTTGCCATTACTAAAAACATATAATGAAAAAACGGGGCATTTTGAAAATGATAAAATTCTTTCGGTTACAAATAAAGGAAAACAAAAAATTATTTCTGTTGTTTTAGGTAATAGAAATATAAAATGTACTCCCGAACATAAATTTTTAACAGAGTTTGGATGGAAAGAAGCTCGTGAATTAACACCTTTTACTCCATTAATTGGGAATAATGAGCAAAAGATTCAAACATTAGATGTAATGAACGAGGACCAATTTCAAGTATTTATTGGTTCATATTTAGGAGATGGGCATATAAAGGAAGTTGGGAAAAATCGATATAGATTAAAAGTTATACATGGAGAAAATCAACGGCAGTATTGTCAATGGAAAGCAGATTTATTTCATGCTTCTTTAAAATTTATAAAAGAAAACGGATATTCTAAAAAACCAGCATTTGAATTTACTACAAAATGCTTTTCATTACCTTCATCAATACCAATGAATTGTAAAAAATCATGCCCAAAATGGGTTATAGATAAATTAGATGCTAGAGGAATAGCTATATGGTATATGGATGATGGAGATATAAATAAATCAAAAAATAATGTACGAATTTCAACATGTAGTTTTGATTTAAATTCGCAAAAATTATTTGTAAAAAAATTTAAAGAATTTGGAATTGATTGTTCCATTGGAGAAGATAAAGGTATAGATTATTTATATTATTATCTCAGATTTAATTCTATAAATTCCAAAAGATTATTAAATTTAATTGGTCCGTATATACATGAAAATTTAGATTATAAAACAGATAGGTTATTAAAATCAAGATACATTTATAGTAATAAATATTTAAATTATAAACATATTATCTGCGATTATATTATAGACAAAAACATTGAAGAGAATGTTTATGATATAGAAATGGCTAATAATCATAATTTTATTATAACTTCTAGTACACGAGGAGATAGTAAAAGTTGCTCTGGGATAGTGGTACATAACTGTCAAAATATGACTTATAAAGAGCTTTTTACACTTATTACACGCATTGGGGAATTTTCAAAAGTATTTATATTAGGTGACCCAGAACAGAGCGATATCAATGGAAAGAGTGGATTTATAAAAATGATAAGCCATTTTGATGATGAAGAAAGTCGTGAAAATGGGATACATGTATTTCGTTTTACAGAAGAAGATATTGTCCGCAGCGGTCTTACCCAATTTATTATTCAAAAAGTAAAAAAAGCATTGTGAATGCTATTTATCGTATATGGCAAATAAAAGAGTATCTGAGTTAGTTTCTATTACGGCAACAGAATTAGATGTTGCGGACCTACTTCTATTATCTGATGTTTCCGAACATGAGTCAAAGAAGTTACAAGTTAAAGAATTAAGTGATTTTATATTATCCGGAGGCAATCTTTCTGGAACATTATATGGTACAGCTAGCTATGCCAAAAATGCCGCTACAGCTTCTTATGTAGAAATGATATCGGCATCTTATGCTTCAACGGCAAGTTGGGCTTTAAAAATCAATACGGCTTCTTATGCTCTATCTGCTCTTTCTGCTTCATATTCTCAACGTAGCTTTTGGGCCACAACTGCTTCATATGCGCTTACTTCTTCAGTTGAATTAGTTTATTCTTCGGCCTTTTCTGATTATGCTAGAACTGCTTCTTACTTACAGTGGACGCCCGGGATAAGTAATGGAACGGCATCTTACGCTTTAACGGCTTCCCATGTTATTGCTACCCAAAATTCAACCTCATATGCTGCTACTTCTTCTTGGGCATACAATTCTATATCTGCATCAAGAGCAATATCTTCTGCCAACGTTGATACCGCATCCTTTACATATACCGCTTCTTATTTGGCATTTAAAGGAATACCAAATGGAACAGCTTCATATGCTTTGACTGCCGCTAATATTGTTAATCAACGACAAGATTATGGAATGTACTATGCTATTACTCAGTCAATTTCATCATCTCAACTTGACTTAGTCGAAGTTACTCCGGTCTTTGGAGGGCTTAAAAATACAGAATTTGAAATTTATGGAACAGTTATTGTACCATTTACTTCTTCCAATGGTCCTACTGAAGGGAAGGTGGAATTATTTGTTTTAAACCGACAATATGGATATTCACAATCAATGGATTCTATCCAAGCATATGCTAATATTGGAGGAGGAAGTAACATTTCCGGAACATTTAAATATCCATTTACAATGCGAGGAGAAGCTTCTTTATATGGGCTTTTCCAAGTTTATGTAACAGCATCCAACGGAGCTTTTATTGAGACTTCACGTCCAGTACGTTTTAAGATTTCTAGTGTGAGCGACCAGCTTGGCGTATCTTCGGCCGAACCAATGCAATTTTATTCATACCCCGAAGATGCTATTATGTCTTATTCGTCCAGTTTACATCCTGGTACTTTATATGAAGGCTCAGCTTCTCAAGTTATTTTTTCGGGGTCTTATGACGCTACAGAATTACTTATACCTCCGGGAACAGTAAATATTTTACAATATACTTGGACTCTTACGGGATTAGAAAAATTTATAGCAGATGGAAATCCGGGATTAACTTATTTGGGCGGCCTTCCAACTGGTTGTACATCCGCATCAGCAGCCGATTGTAGTTTGACTGAACTACCAGATATGAAAAATTCAACGGTACAATATTTAAATGTTCCAAATAATAATATTGTAGCAAATTTATCATTATCACCGTCTATGAGTTATCTTGATGTATCTAATAATTATTATGTACATCTTCCAAATACTATGCCTCATGGAATGACCGTTCTTAAAGCGGATGGAATTGGTATTACTTATACACCCCCGTATATTCCCGATACTCTTATTTCAATGTCATTTGCAAATTGTCCACAATTAACGTCATGGTTAGCACCCGACTTTCCGGCATCGTTGCAATATTTTGATTGTCATAATTCACCATTACTTAATATTCCATATGTAGTTCCATCTGATTTATTATATGTAAACATATCAAATTGTGCATTGGCTAATAATATTATTGGAAATTTAGCAAATGGTCTTGATGTAAATGGTTTAAATAATGGTTATTTTGCTTTTAAAAATAATCCATCTAGTCATTCCGCATTTAATATTATTCCTATTATTAATTCTTTACGCGGAAAAGGATGGACTATTGTATCTTAAGGATTGATATATGTCAGAATCAGAATATAATATAAAAATTAGTGAACTCAACCCATTTGTAGCGGATGTAAAAACGGAAGATTTTTTTCCATTGGTTGATAGTTCGTCAATGACAACATTTCGAGCTACGATTCAAGATATTGGCTCATTAATAACGCATTCGTTATCAGCATCATATGTTCCATCCGATAAAATTGGTACGGTTTCTCATTCTATTAGTGCATCTTATTCTGATTATGCTGTGTCGGCCTCTTATGCAATTTCAGCATCACATGCTTTATTAGCAGATTCAGCATCATATTATCCCGCCCAAAAATTTCAAGTATCTTGTTCTTGGGCTTCTCGTTCATTACAATCTTATTATGCAACCCGTGCTTTGGATGTAGATACTCACGGAGCTCCATATAATTTTCCATATTGGACGAGTGATACTCCAGGAGCAGGAAATGCAAATTTAATAAAAAACTCTCCATTAGTATATTATTCTAATAAAAAATTGATTTCGGTTGATAGTGCATCCACCAATATACCTTATTTTTTACAATATCCCATTCATAGGCCAGATATTAAAATTTACAGATTTGGAGACCGAGCTAATGTTGCGTTCGGTTTTGCACCAAACTCGGGCATTCAATGTACTTGGCCAATTACATCTCATACATTTATTGGAACTGACCAACGAAGTTGGCATTTCAGTACAGCTTCCAATCCCCATCCTGAATTCGACTCTGATTTAATGGTAACAAATAGCTATTTCTCGGGAAGTGCGGGCGATGAAACAAGCGGGTCATTTTATACAATACCAGATGCCCCGGGGGCAATAGCATCTATATTCAATGGTAAATGGGTTCGATTTGCTGCTATCTTGGGAAATCCTACTTATTACGATGATACTATTATACCAGGTACTATGCCCCCGCTACCGCAACATCCGGCACATGGAATTTTTTGGGGAAATGGCGACTATAGAATGTACGGCCTTATTAGTCTTCAATTGGTAACTAATCCTTTTACGGGGGGGTCAAATGCATCATCTTATATTGATTTTTGGTTTCACCTAAATCAATGGAATCGAGGTATTAGTGTTCAAGTATTTCATGTTGGAAAATCTATTCCCCAGATAATAAGAGCTCTTCGATTTCATACTTCGAATGCAATAAAAGACCCCCCAATGTTTATTGATATGCTTATTGATGGACTTTATTCGGGAGGGGAAGAGCCGGGCGCTTTGGGAGAACCCACTTTAACAATAAAGGCTCAATCGTGGCAAGGAGTTCGATTTTTGAAATGGCTTAATGTTGACCCATGGCCAATAGAAGATAAACATGATAGTGACATTACTAAAGATGATGCGACTTTAATTATTCCTGCAGCACCCGGGTTTTATTCTAATGTTTCTAAACATATGAATTATTATATTCAAGGTAAGAATGTAGTAATTTGGCCAACTTATAATCAAATTACTCAGAGTGGAATGGCCGTTCCTTCAATGAGAAGTCCATATTCTCTGGCTGTAAGCGGGACTATTAATACAAATACTAAATTTAATTGTGATGGACATGACGGAATAACAACCAAAGTAACTTATGGAACAACTAATTTATATTTTTCAGGAGGAATTTTAGTTGATAGATACCCTCCAGTAGAACCTCCACCCGCCGCGCCGCCGCAGGTAGGAACTCCCTGTGGTGGAGGGGGGACTTGGCAAGGAGGGAATACAATGCCCGATGAACAGATATGGAATCTTGGAAGTAAAACGGGAATTGTTACAGTTCATTTTTATACTTATCAAGTTCCAGACCGGCTTCAAGTATTAATTGATGATAACGTTGTTTTAAATACAGGGTATCGGGGAGTAAGTTCCAATCCATTGTACTCAAATATGCAAGGTAAATTAAATGACTATTTGGCTACCTATGGTTCAGCTTCAGAAAATATGACGGGAGGACCAATACTTACTGCTTCATTTTGTAAATGTTCTTCTACACCAACATGTAAAGTACAAGTATTCGGACCATTTCCTTCAACTCAATGGAAGTATTGGATTAGTTGTCCCGACGAACCTATTAAATAACATATCCTTACATTTACAAGTAAACTCCCGAGTTTTCGGGGGTTTACTTTGTACAAATAATATTTATTATATATGAAAGATAAAATATTTGACCGATTTATTCGTTTTGACATTTTGCTTGGAATTACTGCAATTTCTATTGCTCTTGTAGCAGCATTTTTTTCAGTATATGGTATTGCTACGCTTTTTGCGGGAGCTTTTATTTTAACTTCATTTATGGCTTCAACTCTTGAAGTCGGAAAACTGGTAGCTGTAACTTATCTTTATCGTTATTGGGCTAAAACGAAAAAATGGCTTGCTATTTATCTTTCTATTGCAACATTTGTTTTAATGATTATTACATCAATGGGTATATTTGGATATCTTAGTGCGGCATATCAAACTTCATCTTTTGAATTTAAAATGGCACAAGAAAGAATATCCATGATTGAAGGACAAAAGGTTTATATGACTGATAAGATTTCACAAGCGACATCTCGAATTAAAACATTAAATGAAATGCGAAAATTACAAGAAAGTCGCATGAATGAATCATTAACAAATGCATTTATTACAAGAAATCCTATTCAATTAAAACAATTACAAGACCAAACGGCCGAAATGATTAAAGATGCCGATGCCGATATTAAAGTACAGCAAGATATAATACAAAAAACTATAGATGATATTACGGCTTTAGATAAACAAGTTAATGAAATGAAGACATCAGAAACTGGTAAAAAAGATATAAGAACTTTTCAATTTGTAGCAGACCAGTTTGGAACAACACTTGATAAAGTAGCTAAATGGTTTATTTTTACTATTATTTTTGTATTTGACCCACTGGCTATATCTCTTATTTTAGCTTATAATGTTGTTACTTATAAAAAACCATTAGATACTGAGCCATCACCTTCTACTTCTATTTCTACTCCTCAATTAATTAATATAGAAGCTAACCCAGAAGCTTCAAAAAAATCTTCGGATGTTAGTTCTCAAAAAATAGCTAATTTTACAGAACAATATCCTAAGCCCAGACCTACATGGTTACATTAATAATTAAAATTAAATTATAATATATTGACAAAATAATCAAATATAATATTATTACGAAGAAAAAATAAAAAAATTTACATTTTCGTTTATAAGTTAATATGTATGCGTCGATTATTTGTAAATATATTTATGGACCAATCTGACATTCAATACGTATTAGAACTTTTAACCGATGCAATCTCTGACAAAGAGTGGGATTTGGTAGAAGAGGCCAGCGAAACTCTAAAAGAATTTTTAGATGATAGCGAACATCTCTTAGAAGAATAATATGATTACATTTTTTTTGGCATTAAGCCTAGTTATCTCGTTAGGATTTCTAATTACAACTTATATCATTATCAAGCGACTTTTAGCAAAACTTAATACTTATGAAGAATGGATAATAGATTTTAAAGAAGATGTTGCGCGAACACTTGAACAAATGCGAGAAATTGATAAATCTATTGTTTTTTCTTCTACTTTAAATGAGCAAGGGTTGTTTGAATCGGATGAAATGGTTGGTGGAAGTTTTAAAGAGCTACTTGCGCTCGTCGAGAAACTTAACCAACGAATTCAATGAAAAAACGAAAAAAGAGTACTTCACGTACTAAAACTTTAAAATTTTATAACAAAAAACAGAAAAAAGTTATTTGTAAACGAAAAAGGCATATAAAATTAAACCCGCCAATTATTATTCCTGATAAAGAAATTATTCAATCTTCTGTTAAAGCTCCAAGAAAGCGACGTACAAAGAATTCTACTCGAATGTATTTCACGCAAGAAACAGAAGATGCAATTATTTTATATAATAAAACCAACGATTTAAATGTCCGAGAACAAATTTTTCGTAATAAAATTTTACAACCATTTCAAAAATTAATAGAAAATATATTTAATACATTTAAATTTTCATATTTTGAAACGGGTCCTCAGGATGTACAAAAAGAATGTCTTACTCATCTTGTAGCCAATTTACATAAATATGACCCCAATCGTACTAGTAAAACCGACCCAAAGAAAAAAACTAGAGCTTTTGCTTATTTTTCTATTATTGCTAAGCATTATCTTATTTTATTAAATAATACTAATTATAAAAAATTTAATCAAAGCATAGAAATAAGCGAAGAAAAAGAAGAAAATACTGTTCAATTACAACAAAATGATAAATATTATGCTCAACAAGAGCTGTCGGATTTTATTAAACTCATTATTGATTTTTGGGAAAAAAATGTTGAAAAAATTTTTACTAAGCAAAGAGATTTAAATATTGCAAATGCTATAATAGAACTTTTTAGAAATTCCGACCGTATAGATTCTTTTAATAAAAAAGCTCTTTATTTGTATATTCGGGAAATTGCCTCTTGTAAAACACAACAAATTACTAAAGTTATTAACCGCATGAAACAATATCATAATATTATTCAAAAATCTTATTTAAATCATGGTATTGTTAATATAGACCGATATACTTTAATTTAAATTTTTATTTATGTATAAGAATAAAAAGTTTAATGCTTTTATTCTTTTATAAATATTTCAAATTTTAAAGGTTTTAATTCCTTCGAACATATATTTTCTTGATATAAAATCATTATAATAAAGGCAAATAAATGTATTAGATAACTATTTATATATTATGGCAGACTTAGATTTTGAAGTATATGAAGGCAAAACTTTTAAAGAGTTATGCAAAGAAATTGTAGAAAGGAGTGTATCGAAAAAAGACCAACTTGATACACTTATTGGGGACCTTCGCACACTGATTAAAGGTCCTAATGATGTTGGTCAATTTATGCCTCGTATTAAAGAACTTCTTGAAGTGGGGGTTAAAAACGATGAACAGCTTATTAAGTTGGCAGCCGTGGTTCAACGCATTTCTTCGGCCCAAATTATAGCAACTGGGGGCGATGAAATAGGGCTGTCCGAAAAGGAAAAGGAAAATTTAATGAAACTTCATTTAGAAGCACAGGAATCTCTTAAAAATATTAAAAAAGAAGTAGAAGAGATTTCTGTTTCAAACAGTGTTAAGTAATTTATGGCTTATTGGAAAAATAGTGCAAAAAATATCAGACTGTTAGACAGTTATGGTATTGCTACGAATCATACGGCTGGCAGGGGTGGCAATCGTGAATATCACGAATTAGAATTAGGAATTGTACTTGATATTGTATTAGATTTGCAACATCCTATTTTTTCGGGGGCTCATGCTCAACAAACTAGAATCGATGATAAACGATGGCCAGTAGATTTAGTTGATGCCCCGCCTTCTAATGAAGACCCCGATTTAACGTGGATAGGGCGTTGCCTTGTTCGACCTCTTATTTCAGGAAAACTTACAGAAAAAGACCAACTTAAATGGGCATATCCTCTTGAAAATAATTTTTCTGAATACCCCCTTATTAATGAAACAGTTATTCTTTATGAGCATGAAAATGGAAAGCTGTATTATGGACGAAAAGTAAATTTTCGAAATTGGCCCAATAATAATCTTGATTTTTCTATTGAAGGTGCTACGTCCGGAGATTCTACAACCGAATTATTCAGTAAATCCGCCTATACGGGAAGAATAGAAACCGAAACTAATTGGCTGGCCGACTCGGGCTATCATGGATATGCCGGAAAATATTTTTACGGCAGCCCTAAAATGCGTACAATCCGTCGTTTTGAAGGAGACTTATTAGTAGAAAGTCGGTTTGGGTCTGAGTTAATAATGAAGGCTTTTGATAAGAATCGAGATAATGATGTAGGAGACCCCAAATATCCAGATTATGAGAATAGTGGAAATCCAATGATTATTCTACGTAATCGTCAACGACAATTGCTCCAAGTTGGCCAAACTTTATCTTTAAAACATAGTCCTAATCCAGCTACAGTAGTCGGAACAATCGAAGAGAAAAATGTAGGCGGATATCTTGAAGAAAATATTAATCACGATGGGGCTTCAATTTATTTAACTTGTGGACAAACTATTAGTGAATGGGTAACAACTTGTTTTAAAAGAATGTTTCATGATGAAAAGGATGAAGAAGTTACAAAATTTAGAGGACCCAGTAGTTTTATTTATCCCAATCCAATGAAGGGAGACCAAATCGTAATTAATTCCGACCGCCTCGTATTATCTGCCCGCTATGAAGAAATTTTATCATATTCTAAAAAAAGATATGGTATTTGTACTGATAGTGAATTTACAGTAGATGCACATCAACAAATGGTGCTTTCTACACATTCTAAAATAGTGCTTAACTCTCCCGCCATTTATCTAGGGGAATATGATAATACTGACGAGCCTGTTTTACTAGGGCAAACTACAGTTAATTTAATATGGGAATTTTTAGAATTATTTAAAAATCATGTTCATAAACATGAACATAGTCATGTTGATGCAGGGGAGCCATCTCCACATATGACGCAAGAACCTACGAATCCATTTATATTACAAGCCACGGCTCTTCAAGTGAAGCTAAAGAGTTTGTTAAGCCGGCGTGTATATGTTACGGGCGGGGGGTTTTCTCCCGGGCAAAACGGAGCATCTATACCAGAAGGAACTCCTCCAGTTGAAATTGATGTGGTTAGTGGGGCAGGAGTTCCGGGAGGGTTTAAGGGGCAAAGTTATCGTATTGGAGCAGCGGAAGCATCCGCAATGTATGGGGGGGCAATAGAATCGACATTCGGGCCGGGTGGAATAGCAAGCGATACACCTCCCTCTTCGCCCCAGTCTGGTCCAGATGCGCCCACACCAAGTTCAGAAACAACATCACCAAGCCAAGATTTATATAAATAAATTATATTAATATGAAACAGACTGAATTTACTAAACTTACTAAAATAATTGAGATTCTTGTTCAAAAAGAAATTAAAAAACAATTACCAAAGCTTATAAGCGAAGTATTTCAAACTATTGCTGAAAAATCAATAGTAACCGAACATACTAAGCCTATAATAGAGAATAAAGAAGAATTACAAGAAATAAATAATTCTAATGTTTTAAGGAAATCTTTAAAAGACTTATTTTCAGACGTAACTCCTGTAACTAAAACAAGTTTAGAAGAAGATAAAAACGTTTCTTTTGTCCCGAAGCAATTTACTAAAAATCCAGTTCTTAATCAAATTTTAAATGAAACGGTTCCTGATTTAAGACAACGTGAAAGAATGGTGGGATTATCCGCATTACAAGGAGGATACAATTCTCTTGGAGAATTTACTAATGAAAATATGAATAACACAGAAGAAGAAATAAATTTATCTTCCAATGTACCTAATATAATTCAAAATAATAATAATTTAACAAGTAATATTTCTGAGGGGATTTCGGCTCTTGATATAGCTAAGACCGGAGTAACCTCTCCGTCGGTGACCAGAGCATTGACTGATTACGGTCGTATGAAGAAAATTTTAGATGCTTCGAAAGGTAAACGAAAATAATGGCACTTATTCAAAATACACCAATAGGTATTACATTTCCTATCCGAGACGGAAAATCGGGATATTTTGAGCAGTCAACAGATAGCTTTACTGCTTATCGAATGAATATTATTAATCTTTTACGTACTCGTCCTGGGGAACGACGATTAAATCCGACTTTTGGAAGTCGTTTATGGAAAACAGTATTTGAACCAAATGATGAATTTTTATCTAAAAAAATAGAAAATATTATACGAGATGATATTTCACAATGGATTCCAGGAATTTCAGTAAAATCCGTAGAAGTAAAATATTTGAATAATAATCAAGGTGTAAATTTACGAGATATTTATAAAATATATATTGTTGTTTCATTTAGCATTAATTCAATTAATGTATTAGATTCGGTTGAATTAGTCATTGATGTAAATAAGATATAATATGATTAAAATGAAATCATTATTGATTGAGGAAGACGGGGTAATTAAGAAATTTATTTCTCTTTTACCTAAATATGGATTAGAATATCATGCACCCCAATCAAAATATTCATTTCGATGGCAAGGTCACATGTATCCTACGGTTACAGATAAAGACCACAGTGTAAAAATTGGACTTGACCGAACTGATATTTTTAATAGAAATGGTCATGTTTGGGTAGGAGACCCAACTCAACCATTATTAAATGGATATGTAATACAATCTATTATAATGATAAGAAACCCTAAAAATGATAACAATCTTTAATTTAAGAAGAATTTGGCAATATAATTTTGTAAATAAAAAGGATTAATATCACGGAGGCAAATAATGAATTCAACCACGCAAAAAAGTTTCCATCCAAATTCTAAAGATATACGCTACATTAATCGTGATTTTACTCAGTTGCGAGAAGCACTTATTAATTTTGCAAAAGTATATTATCCAAATACATACAAAGATTTTTCGCCGGCCGCCCCGGGTATGATGTTTATTGAGCAAGCCGCGTATGTTGGGGATGTTCTGAGCTATTACACCGATTACATTTTTAAAGAAACCACGCTTCAAGGTGCCACGGAACGTAAAAATATTATCGGTCTGGCTAGATATTTGGGATATAAAATTAAACCATCTACGGCAGCAACAGGAATAGTAAATCTTTCTCAACTCTGCCCGGCAGCAAATGATGGGGCCGGAACATATTTTCCAGATTCAAATTATATGTTAACTGTTAGAGAGAACACTCAATTTTTTAATAATCAAGGTTCTTATTATATTTTGACTTCGGCTGTAGATTTTTCTGTAAGTTCTTCGGTTTCTCCACGAAGAGAAGAAATATATTCAAGAAATGAAGATGGAACTCCAATGTTTTTTTTGTTAACTAAACAAGGCCCTATAAGTTCAGGACAAATATTAACAAAAGAAATTATAGTTGGAAATCCAACTCCATATTTTTCAATTAAATTATCCGAAAAAAATGTTCTTCAAATTATTGATATTACCGATTCAGATAATAATAAGTGGTATCAAGTGGATTATTTAGCTCAAGGTATGGTTCCAATTGCTGTTCCAAATGATGTTCAGTATGAGGGGTCTTTATCACAATATAAGGATTCGGTTCCTTATATTTTAACATATCTTAAGACGTCACGAAAATTTGTTACATCTGTAGATGAGAATAATCTTACTACAATTACCTTTGGGGCCGGAGTAAATGGTATTAGTGATGAACTTATAACTTTTGATTCAGATTTAATTGGCGTTGGAATGAGTAATATTAATAATGTTAATTTACCTCTTGACCCCAGCAATTTTTTGAAAAATGAATGTTATGGTATTGCTCCGCAAAATACTACACTTACTATTAGATATTTAATAGGAGGAGGATTACAATCTAATTGTCAGGTGGATGAAATACGAACGGTAGCTTCAGCAATATTTGATAATCCAGAAGAAGGGTTGCTTCCAGAACAAAAATCTTTGCTACGAACAGTAGAAAATTCTTTGGCTGTAACAAATCCTTCTCCTTGTACAGGAGGGGCTGATGCGGAAACAAATGAAGAAATTCGTTTAAATGCTATGGCTAATTTTGCGGCTCAAAATCGTGCCGTAACTCAAAATGATTATCTTGTTCGCATTTATTCTATGCCAGCACAACTCGGAACAATTGCCAAGGCCCAAGTTATTGCCGATTCCAATTTACAAGTAGGAATGAATAAAATTCTTCTTGGTGTAATTGACCAAAATAATATCGCCCAGGTTGTTGATAATAGTGAAAATACATATTTTCGTCGAATGGCATATGATAATACTAATCCATTTGCAATTAATGTATATATTTTAACTTATAATGCTCAAAAACAATTAATGCCAACAAATCCGGCTCTTATATCCAATTTAATAACATATCTTAAACAATATCGTATGATGACTGATGGTGTAAATATTATTGATGGATATATTATTAATATAGGAGTAGATTTTACGATTTCGGTTTATAAAGGGCATAATAAAAAAGATGTTTTAAGTAATTGTATTTTGGCTGTACAAGATTTCTTTAATATTGACCGTTGGAATTTTTCTCAGCCAATTAATTTAAGTCAATTACAACTTCAAATTGCTAAGGTAGATGGAGTACAATCTGTAATAGATATAGATATTTATAATAAAACCGCATTAAACGGAAATTATTCTCCAGTCGAATATAATATTTCTGCGGCTATAAAAAACGGAGTAATTTATCCATCGGTTGACCCGAGTATTTTTGAAATAAAATATCCAGATAATGATATACGTGGAACTTGTATTTAAATGAAAAAGGAATAATAATGCACCATTTTATTTATCCATCTCAAGATACTTACATCACAAATCGTCCTCATTTTGGAACGTTAAATTTTGGTGTAGATGAAATTTTGCAAATAGGTACAGAAAATCATTATGTTTCTTATATTAGCCCAACCAAAGATTATGTTTATAATAAAGAAATTTTTAATAAAATAGGTGTACAATTTTTTAATGGTACATTTACAGGGTCAATTATAGGAACTAATGAAAATTCATATGCTTATTTAGATGGAGTATTAAATAGTGGTATATTTGAAGTTAATAATTTTGAAGGTTTAATTGAAAGTGGTTCTATGATATGTTTATATGGAACGGCTTCGGGTATAGATACACGTCCTGTACAAAATCGACAGTATAAATCTCAATCATACGTTGACCGGGCTTTGATTCAGTTTGACCTTACATCTATTTCTAATTCTATTTCTAAAGAAGAAATTGTAAATCCAGAATTTCGTTTAAAGGTTAAAATTAGTAATGAATACCAGCTTCCTTTAGAATATACCATTTATGCCGTTGCGCTCGCCGAATCGTGGGCAATGGGAACCGGATATATGTCCGATGGAGGGTCTGAAGATGGGGCCAGTTGGATATATCGAGATTTTAAAGGTGGAACTAAATGGGATGTACCCGGGGGTACTTTAACGAATTTTATTTGTTCACAAAGCTTCCACTACAAATCTGCCGACTTGAATATGGATGTAACACCCATTGTTAATCAATGGCTTGC